CTCTCGTTTACTTGCACGATATATAGCTTGTGCTTCATCTATTTCGTGAGGTTTTAACTCATCTAGTTCTTCATCCATTTTTCCTCCAATTCAATTATCTGTTTATGAATAGAATTAATTACTTCTTGATCTAAGCATTTCATCTCAGCACATACTTTGTATGCCCTGCGTAATGCTTTCAAATCATCAAGGCTTTTTGCATCCTTGACTTTATTAAGAAATAATAATGTTAGTCTTGAAAACATGGAGTCCAATTCTTTGCTATTGACCTCCATGATATTTTCAATTTCTATTTCGGTGTGGTGTTTAGACATTCCACAACCTCAGATAATAAAGTTTTTTTAGTAATTAATTGACGCTTCTTCTTTGCGTAATTCTTCCTCAGGTTCTTCATGAACACAGGAAAGTCTTTAGCTTTACCTTTATAAACGATCATAGCGATCTCCTTTCATACTTCAAGTTGTATTATTACTACTTTGTTCTATAATGTCAAGTAGTTAGTAGCGACCTAGTGAAAGATCGCTACCAGCTTTTGCACTATGCTACTTTTTTAGTAGGCATATTTGCTAAGAGTTCATCTACCTCTTTAGCTGTTGCAGTATCTTTAACTGCATCAGGATTCGGAGATTTAACTCTTGGTCTGTATTCAGTTCCAATTCTTTCCTTGAATACATCTTTAGCTACTTGAATAAACTGCTCGTAAGCAATTATTTGTTCTTGTAGCTTCTTGATGGCATCTACATCCTTTTGCATAGAAGTATCAGCGATTTCGCTACCATCATAACTTCTTCTTTTTCCTCGAAGTCTAGCCATGATGTCATGCATTAGGTTCATTGCAGAATTGTAACCTATCTCTGAACCTCTAACTAAATTCTCTAAACAACCTTTCTCAGGCGTATAGGTATTTGTGTCAAGGTTCTCCGACAATGCAAATCCTTTGAAGTGATCTGCGATTGTGTTCACTGCGGTATTAAGTTTCTTCATTTTATCCTCCTTTGGTTAATGATTAAACTTGCCAACTCGGTAGGAAACCACCATAAAATACGATCACAGTGTTATCTTGGGGGGGGAGAATCCCCCCCAGAGTTTAGGGGGGGGAGCCAAGATAATACTTGAAGCCCATCCCTTGTGTATGGGCGGTTCGTTATTTTTGGATGGTTTACTTTGGCCAAGTTTTAATCATCCAAAGGAGGAAAATGATTAGAAACTATCCGCAGTATGAACACCAGCAGATAACTACAGGATATTGTGGTCATTGTCGGTAGCTTGACACAATATACATCTACCGCTATACTACCTGAAAGGTTTAAACAGAATTAGATAGAGGTTAGATAGAGTTCAATGCCCAAGCTACCAATCATGACAAAGCGGACTTCTGAGGAAACGAAGATTAGTGGTAAAGCGAAGTCGCTTGTTGATACACTCGTAGCCACAGGATGTACCATCACAGAAGCATCAAAACTCGCTGGTTACAAGGGTAATTCAAGTAGAGTTAGTGCTTCAAGGATGCTACGAAAACCAGAGGTACAAGCGTATATGATGCAAGAGATCAACAGATCGCTTGGGCTGAACTCTGCAAAAGCCAGTGCCAAGCTGGTAGCCCTTTCTCAGGGTGCTAAGAGTGAGTATGTACAGCTCGAAGCTAGTAGAGATATCCTTGATCGAGCTGGTTTCAAAGCACCTGAGAAACACCAACACCTTGTCGGTGGCGATTTCAAGATCAACATTGACTTGTCGTAGAAATCACAGGGCTACCGCTTGTCTGTAACCACTGGGGTTTAAAAATCTAGGCACTGCTACAGGTAGTGGGGTTGCCCTCACAATATAACTCTTTAAGGTTCGTTCATTTTGTGCTAAACAAATTGCATGGCTTACAAAACACCAGCATGGACTAGGAAAGCAGGGAAGAATCCGAAAGGTGGACTCAATGCTAAAGGTCGTGCATCTTACAAAGGTGGTACGCTTAAAGCCCCTGTTAAGTCAGGAGATAACCCAAGAAGAGCATCTTTCCTTGCTAGAATGGGTAATATGCGTGGCCCTGAGTATAAGAATGGTAAGCCAACTAGACTTCTTTTAAGTTTAAAAGCATGGGGAGCATCCTCAAAAGCAGACGCAAGAAAGAAAGCTAGAAATATATCAATGCGTCTTAAGAACAAAAAAAAGAAAGGTAAATAGTTATGTATGGTAAAAAGTCCGCAGGTAAAGGTAAGTCAATGCTTAAAGGCAAACAGAAAAGTTTACCACCTGCATTAAAGAAAAAAATACTTGCTTCTAAGATGAAGAAAAAGAAGAGTGCCTAAATATTGGGTACGAGTCTGGGTATTAGGAGATACACAACTATTGGAGGAGAATGTTTTAACAGAAGAAGAGTTTAAAAATTTTTCTACTCCAATAGGTACAAGAGTAACATATGAGGATTATGATGCAAAGATACACACCAAAAACTGACCAAGACAATGGTCGAAACAACTCAAGGAGGAACTATGAAGAGTCAAGAGAAATCAGAAAAAGAAGCCCCCAAGAACAAAGCACACTCGAAAATGTTAGAGAGAGGGAAGAGAACAGCGAAAGCGATACTGGAAGCGGAAGCTAGAGAAAAGAAAGAACGAAGAGCAAGACAAATAAAACAGTACGCAGAGATTAAAATGATGAAAGGTCATTCTGAAGAACAGGCCTTGAAAATGGCAGAAGAACAGATTACAACAAAAGAATGGTAAAAGAATTAACAAAAAAACAAAAGACTACTTTGATGAAACATAAGAAACATCATAGCAAAGAACACATGGACTTCATGAAAAAAGAAATGAAGAAAGGTAAATCGTTTACTATTGCACACCGAATGGCTTTAAAGAAAATTGGAAAGTAACCATGAGTAAAACTGCAACAAAGACAAAACCATCATTATGGAAAAGAATTGTTGCAAGAGTAAAAGCACAAGCATCACATGGTACGAGTGCTGGTCAATGGTCAGGAAGAAAAGCCCAAGCGGCAGTAAAAGCATATAAGAAAGCAGGTGGTGGTTATAGAGGTGGTGGTAAATCTAAAACATCATTATCTAAATGGTCTAAGCAAAAATGGAGAACTAAGTCAGGTAAACCATCTTCTAAGACAGGAGAAAGATACTTACCAGCAAAAGCAATTAAATCTTTATCTGCAAGAGAATATGCTCGTACTACTGCAAAGAAAAGAAAAGACAAAGCATCTGGTAAACAGTTTAGTAAACAACCAAAGTCAATAGCAAGAAAAGTAAAAAGATATAGAACATGACAATCTATAGTCAAATACCTTTGAGAGATTTGCAAAGGTTAAGAATAGTAGTTAAGAATAATCATATGAAACATTATCCAACAGATAAAGTAACAGACAAAGAAGCGGATAGAATCATTGAATCTATATCTCCACATACAAGAGAAAAGTTAATCAAGTTAGCGGTAGATTATGGGATCACTGAATTATAAACCTGATGGTCAGGTTCTTAAAAATTTTTTAAAAGATAATGATTTCTTTAGAGGACTTCGTGGGCCAGTAGGTTCAGGTAAATCTGTTGCTTGTTGCATAGAAATTATTAGAAGAGCATTAATACAAAAACCATCTGAAGATGGAATAAGAAAATCAAGATGGGCAGTAATAAGAAATACAAACCCACAGTTAAGAACTACTACAATTAAAACTTGGCTTGATTGGTTTCCTGAAGAAGAATGGGGAAGATTCCAATGGAGTGTACCTTATACTCACAAAATATCAAAAGGAGATGTAGAACTAGAAGTTATCTTTTTAGCACTTGATAGACCTGAAGATGTAAAAAAATTACTATCATTAGAACTTACTGGTGTATGGATTAATGAAGCAAGAGAAATACCTAAGTCAATAGTAGATGCTTGTTCAATGAGGGTAGGTCGTTATCCATCTATGAGAGATGGTGGCCCAAGTTGGTATGGAGTTATAGCAGATACTAACCCACCTGATACAGATCATTGGTGGGCTATACTTGCAGGAGAAACTGTAATACCTGATTACATTACAAAGCAAGAAGCTAAGATGTTAGTCAAACCTGATAACTGGAAATTTTTTAATCAACCACCTGCTATGTTAGAAATGAAGAATAAAGAAAATGAAATAGATGGTTATGATATGAATAACAAATCAGAGAATCAAAAGAACTTAACACCTAACTATTATAAAAATATTATACGAGGTAAAACT